CTTGAGGAAGTATTGTTAATCTCAGTACAGGATAATAATACTAAAAAGATTACAACATTTGGTGCCAAGAAGTTTGATGTAACCAACATCAAATACATTACAAACAAAAACAATTTCGAATATATTAAATGTCGGGATGAGGCGGACTTGCTCACAACCTTTCTACGGTTCTGGCAAATGGCTCAGCCGGATATTGTCACAGGCTGGAACACCCAGATATTCGACTTGCCCTATCTCATGGTTCGTATTCGCCGTGTGTTAGGTGAAGAAAGGGTCAAGGATTTATCTCCTTGGCGTATTGTGAATGATAGAACAATTAAGATGAATGGGCGCGAACATCTCACAGCAGACATCTTCGGGGTGAGCAATCTTGATTATTTTGACTTGTATAAGAAGTTTACCTATCAAACACAAGAAAGTTATAAGTTGGATTACATTGCTCAAGTTGAATTGGGTAAGCAAAAGCTTGAGATGCAATACGAGACATTCAAAGAATTCTATACTGAAGATTGGCAACGATTTGTAGAATACAACGTCATTGACGTGGAACTTGTTGACCAATTAGAAGATAAGATGAAATTGATTGAACTGATTATCACAATGGCATATGATGCCAAGTGTAACTTTACAGATATCTTTTCGGCAGTGCGAACCTGGGATTGTATTTTGTATAATCACTTGTCAGATAAGAACATTGTTGTCCATCAGAAAAAAGACCGTACTAGTGAAAGTAGAACTATTGAAGGCGCCTATGTCATGGAACCTACACCTGGTAAGTATGATTGGGTAGTAAGTTTTGACGCAGCTTCTCTGTATCCTAGTATCATCATGCAATACAACATGTCGCCTGAAACAATGGTTGCGGGCATCACAGCAGATTGTTCTGTTGATACCCTCTTAGATGAAGAAACTGATTATAAGACCTGGTTGGAAAATAAGAATCTTACTATGAGTGCCAATGGTTATTGTTTCTCTAGAGAAAAACAAGGGTTATTTCCAGAGATTGTTGAGAAGATTTTCACTGAACGTGCGTTTTATAAAAAGAAGATGATTCTGGTTCAGAAGGACTATGAAAAAACAAAAGATGTGTCGTTGTTGAAACTCATATCAAAATATAACAATATTCAAATGGCTCGAAAGATTCAGTTGAATAGCTTGTATGGTGCATTGGCCAACGAGTATTTCCGTTACTATGACGATAGAATTGCTGAAGGCATTACAATGACTGGTCAATACATCATTCGTCATATTGGCAAATCGTTAGATACATATCTCAATAAAATCTGTGGAACTACAGATAAAAAATTTACGATGTACAGCGACACAGATTCGTGTTACATCACATTGGATGCCGTTGTAAAGAAATTCTTTAGTACACAGAGTCCTGAAAAGATTGTTGAATTTATTGATAAGATTTGTGAAGAAAAGGTTATCCCTGCGCTAAACAAAGCATGCGGAGAAATTGCATCTGCTACACACGCATTTCAATCTAAAATTGAATTCAAGCGTGAAGTGATTGCCGACAAGGGAATCTGGGTCGCCAAGAAACGATATGCTTTAAATGTGTTCAACAGTGAGGGGGTACAATATAAAGAGCCCAAGTTGAAAGTTATGGGGCTTGAAATTGTCAGAAGCAGTACACCGGGAAGTGTTCGTCAGTATTTGCGTGACGCAGTGAAACTTTCTTTGACAGGCACACAAATTGATTTGCAGTCTTTGATTCAAGAGTTGGAAACAAAGTTCATGAAAATGTCCCCCGAAGAAATTGCCTTTCCGCGAAGTGCCAACAATCTAGTAAAGTATTCATCGGCGTCAAGCATCTTTATTAAAGGAACACCTCTACACATCCGTGGGTCATTGTTACACAACACTTTTGTGAAGAAACAGAAACTTGATAAACGTTATGAATTAATTAAAGAAGGTGACAAGATTAAATATTTGTATTTGAAAGAGCCGAATCCCATTAATGAAAACTGTATTGCGTTTATTGGTAAATTACCAAAAGAACTTGACCTTCACAGATATATTGATTATAATACAATGTTCGAGAAAAGTTTCTTAGAACCTATGAAAACTATATTAGATTGTATTGGGTGGTCAACGTCCCCTGTAGCAACTTTAGATGATTTATTTTAATAGGAGAACAACATGACACTAATGGACAAGCTGAGAAAGAATAGCACAATTCGTGAAACTGAGGTACTAACCGATTCAAAGTTCTTTACTGCCAAGGACATGATTCAAACCCCAGTTCCGATGATTAACGTGGCGTTGTCAGGGCGACTAGATGGCGGGCTTACACCTGGACTGACGGTGTTCGCTGGTCCTAGTAAACATTTCAAGACAGCCTTTGCAATGTTGATGGCAAAGTCTTATCTTGAAAAATATGATGATGCGGCAATACTATTCTATGATTCTGAGTTCGGTGCCCCAGCTGGCTACTTTAAGAGTTTTGGTATCGATACTGACCGTGTTGTTCACACTCCTATTACTGACATTGAACAATTGAAACATGATTTAATGTCGCAGGTCAATAGTATTGAGCGTGGCGACCATATCATCATCATTGTTGATAGTATTGGCAACTTGGCATCAAAGAAAGAAGTCGAGGACGCACTTGAAGGCAAGAGTGTTGCAGACATGACACGCGCCAAGCAACTGAAAAGTTTGTTTCGTATGTGTACACCCCACATGACGATTAAAGATATTCCCATGATTGTTGTGAATCACACATACAAGGAAATCGGATTGTTCCCCAAGGATATTGTATCGGGCGGAACCGGCGTGTATTACAGCGCCGATAATATCTTTATCATTGGTCGTCAACAGGAAAAGAATGCTGAGGGATTGTCAGGATACAATTTCATCATCAATGTTGAGAAGTCTCGCTTTGTTCGTGAGAAAAGTAAGATTCCTGTTGAAGTGTCGTTTGAGGGAGGTATCAGCACATGGTCTGGATTGCTGGATGTTGCGCTTGAATCTGGGCATGTTGTGAAGCCCGCGAATGGCTGGTATCAAAAGAAGGGAGAAGAAAAGAAATACAGAGTAAATGATACAGATACAAAGGAGTTCTGGTTGCCCATTATGAAAGATGCGACATTCCAAGAATGGATTAAAACACGCTATGCCATCTCAAACAGTTCGTTGATATCTGAATTTACAGACGATTTCATTAGTGAGGAATACGAGAATGCCTGATTTTATTATACACCCTAAAAAAGGAAAATACCCGGAAGCGGAAATTGCGGGAGACCCCCGAGATCATTATGTAGAAATTTCTGATGGACCATATATGGGATTGCACTTCAATTATGGGAACATTGAATTTGCCGGTGAAGATGAAGATGGAAATGGAAAGCTTAATTTTAATTATAATGTGTTGTTTGCTCCCCGATGGGTTAATTTAAAGCGCGATATAAAAAAAATTGAGGTGGAAATAGGAGTTATTCTTCAAGCTATCATTGAAAAGTATGTACAAATTGATAAGAATAATGTCGCTCCGTCAATTGAGGCGCCGCCTGAACGTGATACACTTCGGACGAAAGTATTAGCATTTTGTCGTACAGTTATGACAAAATTACATTTGATGAGGATGTAAATGAAACTAGAGACATTGATACTGAGCAATTTACTACATGATGACACATATCTACGAAAGGTTATTCCCTTTCTTAAGGCGGAGTATTTCATAGATTGGTCCGAGAAGAAAATATTTCAACATGTTCATACATTTGTTGAGGAGTATAACGCTCCTCCGACGATAAGTGCATTGTCAATTGTTTTTCAAAATGACAAGACGCTAACGGAAGATGAGTTTGAGAAGATGAACACAGACATTCAAACGTTTGTTCCTACTGAAACAAACAAAGACTGGTTACTGAATGAAACTGAAAAGTTCTGTAAGGACAAGGCGGTATACAACGCTATTGTTCAATCCATTCAGATTATTGATGGCAAGGATAAGAAATTCACATCTGAAGCTATTCCTGAAATTCTAAAAGATGCTCTGGGTATCAGTTTTGATAACTCCGTGGGGCATGATTATCTTAATGATTCTGACGGCAGATTTGATTTCTATCACAGGGAAGAAGAACGGCTACCCTTTGATTTGGATATGTTTAATAAAATCACAAAAGGGGGATTGCCTAAAAAAACATTGAATATTTGTTTGGCAGGCACAGGTGTGGGTAAATCATTGTTCATGTGTCACATGGCAGCTGCGAGTTTAAGTCAAGGCAAGAATGTTCTATACATTACAATGGAAATGGCAGAGGAACGTATTGCCGAACGTATTGATGCCAACTTGATGAACGTGACCATGGATGATTTAAAGAATCTCCCAAAGCAAATGTTTGATGATAGGATTACACGAATTAAGAATAAGACAGAGGGAAAATTAATCATCAAAGAATATCCTACGGCATCAGCACATGCTGGGCATTTTCGTGCGTTATTAAATGAATTAAGTTTGAAGAAAGAGTTTCATCCTGATATCATCTTCATTGATTATCTGAACATTTGTGCGAGTAGCCGATTCAAAATGTCTGGGTCTGTGAATAGTTACATTTACATCAAAGGCATCGCAGAAGAACTTCGTGGATTAGCAGTTGAGGCAAATGTTCCTATTGTGTCAGCAACACAAACAACTCGTAGTGGATTTTCAAATTCTGATGTGGAAATTACGGATACGTCAGAGTCATTCGGTCTCCCTGCAACAGCAGACTTTATGTTTGCAATCGTCACAACAGAGGATTTAGAAAAACTAGGACAATTCATGGTAAAACAACTGAAAAATAGATATAATGACTTGGCATCAAACAAACGATTTGTGATAGGTGTTGATAGGAATAAAATGCGTCTGTTTGATGTTGATGCTTCAGCACAAAAGAACATTGTTCAGGATGACACGAAAACATCCACTAAACCAAGTTTTACCACTTCAAAGAGTTTTGCCCGAAATTTCGAGGGATTTAAATTATAAAAGTGGTTTCATATAAATAGCTTTGAATTTGGACTTGACCTCAGTTTGACAATAATGGGGGTTCCAATGTACTTGGCAAGTAAATTACACAAGGAACTGAAACACCACTTTCCTAGCGAAAAAATCGTTGGGCAAGAACTGTCTTATGGTGTAATTAGTAGAAAATTAAATAAAATTTTGATCCCGTTGGGAGCAAAACTCGTAGTGAAGCGTGACACGAAACTTCGAATTGAAAGGGGCAGTAAACTACAATACTATTCATTTTCTGGATACTTTGACACGGACAAAGATGAAAATGCCATTAGAATTTTTGTGCACTTTGCTAGCAACAGACGAACATTCAGATTCACAAAAAGAAATTACGCTGAATTCATTTTCATGTTTTCACAGGTGACACAACATGAGTTTCTTCATGAAATTCAATATGCCTTTCGCCCAGAACATTCGGAACGATCCATAAAAGTTCATCATTCTGATAGATTGTCTAAACCGCAGTTGAAACAAATAGAGTATTTGAGCACATGGTGTGAAATAGAAGCACACGCACATGATATTGCCATGGAAATCAAACAATATTATCCAAATGACAATCCAAACACCATTATTCGATATATTGACAAACAGCGAAAATTGGATAGTTATAAACTGTATAAAGACACATTCAAGGGCACAGACTGGAATAGATTAAAAAAATCGTTATTGCGTAAAGTATGGCGGTGGTTGCCGTCAGCTCAGTGTCCGGTGCCTGTGTAAATCGTTGTAAATCAATGACTTAGCTAGCCCTTGACCTTTCAGGTGTATGGTGTTATATTTAAAGTATAACCTAAACGAGGGTAGAAAAATGAAAGAAAACAGGATGAACCATCAGACACCCCAGACACCTGAAAGTTCATTGGTAAACGAAGACCAGAAAACCTGGAATGATGTTGAAGAACAAGAATATCTTGAGCGCTTATCTAATTTCGGAGAAGGATATTATGACGCCTCATCATACTTCAATTTCGATGACGAAAGTGGTAAAAAATAGGACTTGACAAATGGCAGCACAGGTTGTAGTATTACTAGGTAAGTGAAAAGTAACACTTCTTTTATTCCATCAAGGAGATATATCATGAAGAACACAGATAAAATTCGGTTTGTATGCTTTTCCACGGGCGGCGCCCGTGACAATGGCAAGGTCATGGGGACCAAGATTCGGTTCACGAACGACAAGTTGCGTTTTAGCAAGGCTCTTGCTAAGACAATTGGTGCATCGGCACCCCATTGGGTTAGCTTGCCCACTGCTATGAGTAAGACGCAGGCAGTTGAGCATCTTCGCTCACTCAAGGATGAAGTCATTACCGCCTCGGTATATCAGGATGCCATTGCAGTCGCAGCGGCTCGGTATATTCCTACGCCTAAGATTGTTAGTGCGACATCAGTGCCTAAGGCGTGATAAAATTGGTTTGTTGGGGACATCGAACCTTTAATTAACAAAATCCCTGGGTTTGCGGTCATCCCTCTGTCGAACGACATGAAAACCGTACCTTATATTATGATGTTAACGTTAACAGCCACGACCTAACATCTTTGACATACAGTGGCAAAATGGAGTTTATTATGACACAGAATGAAAAGTTGCTCACGTATTTGTCCACTGGTCGTACCATCACGGTAGCACAGGCTCGCAGTCGGTTCGGTGTTAAGAATCTTCGCGCCCGTATCAACGACCTTCGCTCCACTGGCGTATGTGTCTACACGAACACCAGTTCCACTGGAACAACGCAGTATCGCGTTGGCACGCCTAACCGCGCCATGGTAGCAATTGCCTACCGTATCGCAGGCAGTAAGCCTTTCGGCGGTCGCTAAACAACTAGACCGGGAGGCAATCATGGTACTCGCAGAGACCGTAACGATGGTGGTATTCGTTGCCATGATTGCCTCCCCTGCTTGGTTTTTCAAAAACCTCCAGGAAATATTCAATCTGGAAAATCATGAGCATGATGTTGACTCCCCGGATCTGAAAAACTTTATCAATCCTATAACAATTGCCCCCACCTACGAAACTATGGAAATGATTGAGCAAAGTGAAAAGATTCTAAATAACTTGAATACCATGGTTAAAAATGCCAAGAACCGTCGCGTAAAACAACTGTGGAAGATTAAACAGGCAGAATATATTCGAATTCTTCGTTGGAATCGAATGTCTAACCAGTAAAACATCATAAATACTAGAGTCTTTAATTCTGGTGAAACATGGCGGCTCAGACAGGTAAGAAAAACACACACTTAGAACACCTAGAAGATGACATCATCAATCTAGGGCATGCCGGCGCCCAACAATCCATTGCGTTTGTTGAGGCGCTTTTGCAGTTATTTGAGGGCACTGCTCCGAATAAACTAAGCATCAGCGTGAAGTGGGATGGAGCGCCTGCGATTGTTTGTGGAAAAGATCCTGAGACCGGGTTTTTCTTTGTTGCGACAAAACATGGTGCATTTGCAAAAATGCCTAAACTTGCGTTTTCAGAGGAGATGATTGATTTTTATTACCCTAATGTAGGGCTACAGGACACGTTAAAAGTTGCCTTCCGAGAACTGAAAGACTTAGGCATCACTGATGTGCTCCAAGGTGACATCATGTTTACTTCATCATCCAAGAAAATACAAAATATTGATGGCGCTCAGTATGTTACGTTCAAGCCCAACACCCTCATGTACGCTGTTCCAAAAAGTGACCCCCTGGGTGTTAAACTGTTACAGAGCAACCTTGGAATAGTCTTTCATACTAAATATACAGGTACTGGTGCGGTTAACACTCTATCAGCTACGTTTGGTGTAAATGTGGGCAAGCTAAAATCTAAGACAGCCTGGATCGAGGATGCGTCATACAAAGATGTTTCTGGAAAAATGACGCTGACGGCACAGGAAACTCGTACGGTTAGTACAAAATTAGCCTCCGCCAAAACACACGCACTAACTGCTAAGAAGTTTTTAAATGATGTATCGGCAATGGAAGGAGATTTATCAGTAGGATTTTTGTTTAAGATTTTTGTGAATACATTGGTTCGTGCAGGTACACCTATAACACAGCGTTCATTAGCTGGGTTAGATGATTTTATTATTGCAAGAATAAACAAGAAGGAAGAGGGAGTAAAAACTGTAACTGCGAAACAAAAATACTCAGGAATTCGAAAAGACACACAAGCATATTTGAAAGCGAATGCAGTGAATTTGAAGTCGGTGTTTGCACTATATGAAAATTTGTTAGTCATGAAAAACATCTTGGTGAATCGGTTGAACGAGGCACAAAGTATTGATACGTTCATTGAAACTCCTGAGGGATTCAAGCATACTGACCCTGAAGGATATGTTGCAGTAGACAAGAAAGGAAATGCCGTGAAGTTGGTGAATCGTATGGAATTTTCTTCGGCAAACTTTAATGCAGTAAAGGATTGGACAAAACCCGCGGCAGAGTCTAAAGAAAGCACCGAGAAACTAAAAACGCTTGTGTTCGCATTTGGTCGTTTTAACCCGCCAACAATAGGACATAAGAAATTAATTGATAAAGTATTATCAGTAGCAAAAGCAGAAAAGGCAGACCATGTAGTTGTATTGTCACACACGCAAGACGGTAAGAAAAATCCACTTGATGTTGATACCAAATTATATTATGCTGAGTGGTTGTTTCCTAACGTGAATTTTGACACAGCAAGTCCTCAAAATCCTACATTGTTTAGTGTACTGAAAAATAACAATGGAAAATATGATAAAGTCATCATGATTGCCGGGTCAGACAGAGTACAAGAATATGTTAGATTGCTGGCAAAATACAATGGTGGGACAGATTACAATTATAAAGTATTGGATGTTATAACAGCAGGAGAGCGTGACCCTGATGCCGATGGTGCCGGGGGTATGTCATCAAGCAAGATGCGTGAGTATGCCCTAAAAAATGACCGTGTAAATTTCAAGAAGGGGCTTCCATCAACAGCAACTAAAGTTGTCGTGGACAATCTCATGCAACAGGTCCGAGAAGGACTAGGGGTAGAATAGTGTTAACATTTAAACAATTTTTAAACGAAGAAAAGCCAGGGTTATGGGCAAACATCAGAGCCAAGAGAGCGCGGGGTGAACGCCCAGCACCTCGTAATTCCAAAGCACATAAAGATGCAGTTACAGCGGGTAACAAAATATCAGCAAATGAAAGTGCCGCATGGCAACGTAAAGAAGGTAAAAATCCAGAAGGCGGATTGAATCGCAAAGGTATTGCATCTTATCGCCGTGAGAATCCAGGTTCAAAACTGAGCATGGCGGTTACCACTAAACCCAGTAAATTAACACCAGGTAGTAAACCCGCAAAACGTAGAAAATCATTTTGTGCTAGAATGTCTGGCATGGCGGGTCCAATGAAAGATGAGAAAGGTCGCCCAACACGCAAAGCATTGGCATTACGTAAATGGAATTGTAACTAAGAGGAGATAAGTATGGATATCAGTAAATTAAAGGGGCACGTACCTGATGCAGTAATCGCACAAATACCTGAAGTCATGGAGAAGTTTCAAATCAATACCCCTCTCCGTCT